TACTTAATCCAACATTTCTTTTCTATATCAAAAACTTCCCAGTCTTCTTTTTTATATCTTGTATCGAAAATGAATAATTCGATTGATTCGAATTTACCTTTTTCTAAGTCACGGATCTCAATCATATGAGTATCATAGAATTTTGATGAACCCGCGACTTCGATATCGAAAAGACCAATATTCCAGTCGTCAATGTCGACTTTTAAATCTTCTTTATCGTATCTTTCATGCATGAATTTGACTTCTGGTTTTAAGTCAGATTCAGCAACAATCATGTCTGGATTTTGTTTTAGAGCATCAATGACTGACTTGTCCTTGTACTCATATTTCATAACAGGACGCTTATAAATGTCCAATATATTTGATTTCTGTGTGGTGTCTGTTATATAACACCATGGTTGATACTTGAATTTTGACCAACCTTTTGTATGTTGTTCTTTCAAATATATTGTCTTATGATATGCGTCATAATAACAATTTTTGAATGCTTCCATTTTTTATTTTTTATCCTTCAACTCGCTGTATTATACGGATTTGCAAATTAAATATAGAAAAAATTCATGGTCCGAAAGAACCATGAACTTTTAATTGGAAATCTTAATTAAATGCTAAGTTTCTTGACGAATGCCTGGATATCTTCAAGACCCTTAATGTAACCTTCCTTAAACTTAAGCATAGGTTCCGGGGTCTTATCCTTCTTGGCTTCATCCATACGAGCAATGATGTAGAGCTTGATTGCACGAACAGAATTGACAAGAACATCTTCAGAGTCAACTGCATCATTAAAGTTATTACCGTTTTGCATAATTTTTTACCTCTTATTTTATTGTTTTGTTAACCAAATATTATATATTCGCGTATCTTCTTGATTTTTGCGAACGTTATCAGGAATTAACTTTTGATATTCTGGCGGGATATCAGAGAAATCAGCAGGTTGCTCATATTGCGACCATGTGTCCTGTTGTGCAGCAAGAGCAGCGATTTCTGGTAAATCTTGCAAAGCTGTTTCAACATTAATCGGATTAGCTTTATCTCTTTTATATTCCGGAATCATAATCTAAAAAGTATTCTCCCTTTCTTTAAATCATATATGCTCAGACCTACTTTAACGCGATCACCTGGCAAGATTCGAATTCGATTAACTCTTATCTTACCGCAAATTGTACATAGAACTACGTTATCGTTATCTAGCTTCACATCGAACATGGCATTGGGTCTAGCTTCTATTACTGTTCCCTCTACCTCCACTTCAGAAATATTAGTTTTTTCAGACTTAGGTTTCAGATCTTTTTTATTTTTATTTTTATTTTTCATTATTTAGACTTTTTCTTCTTAGACACTTTTTTAGTAGATTTTGCAGCAGGTGTAGACTTCACATTTTCAACTGGTTGTGTCGGTTCTTCTACGTCGACTATTTCCAGTTCTTCAGATTGTACAAATGATTCTGCTTGTTGTTCTTCTGTAGACGCTATTTTTTCATCAACCTTTTTATTGATTGAATTTTGGAGCATTTCTGCACGAGCCTGTACTTGAGCTAATCTGGTATCACCAGCAGATTCAGTACGCCTTTGAATTGCAGCTTGCTGAGACAAAGATGCTCCCAGAGCATTAATATCCATGTTTTCATTCATGGAAATAAATTTTTCGTTTAATTTCTTATTATCAGTTTCAGGCATTCCATAAGTTTCATCAATTTCTTCATTTAATTCTTCTTCTGGAACATCATCAACTTCTTCATCAATCGTAGTTTCTTCAATAACAGGTTTTGTTTCTTTACGAACTACTGGCCTTTCTTGTTCTTGATTAAAGGCAATCTGTTTTTCGATTAACTTACGAAGCTTTCTATTTTCTTCTTCAAGTTCATAAATACGTTCATCATTTACATTATATGCATTTGTATCTTCACGATAAACAGGCTGCGGATTTACAATGTCTTCAATATCCTCATTTAAATGACGGCTAATTTTTTCAAGACCATCAAAACCGTATTTAAAAAACATACTTGTAATCTTGTCAGTGATTTTATCAATCATTGCAAGAGCTTCATCCATTTGTGATGTTGCGCGTGTACGCACACGTGTTGCCTGAGATACTGGCGCTGGCGCAGGAGCTGGACGTGGCGCCGGTTGCGGAGCTGGTCTCGGAGCAGGAGCAACAGGTTTCTTTGGCGGAAGCTTTCTAGGTGGCACATTTGTACGTGTGGCTTCTACCATAGAAACATCTTCATTATAAAAGTCATCATCATCTTCTAACTGATGCTTTTTAGATTCCATAGCCATCTGCTTTTTATGAAGAGCCAATTGTTCTTCTTCGGTAGCAGCGCGTTTCATACCTTCACTATGATAATATCTTAAGAAATCACTTTCCATTATTCAATACCAATTTTATATATTTATAATTGTCTTTTTATGATTTACGCGATAGTGTTAAATAATATGGATGTAATAAATCTTCTGGATTTAATACAATTCTATATTTAAGTCCCATAATAGATGCTAGAATATTTATCAAAATATTTTCATAGTGAACAACATTATAATATCTTTCTGGTTCAGATTCTTTTATACAAATGAGATTTAAAACAGAATCCATATTTTCAAAGAACTCATAAAAATCATCGTATGTATTTTCTAAATTTAATTTTTCGGCGATAGTAAGAATATAATCTTCTGCGCCTTCCATATGAAGAAAATCAATAATGGCCTTAATACCATCATAATCGTCTTTTTCTTTTTCAGTTTTTGTAGTAGTTGTCTTTGACAAATTTTTAAGATAAGTCAATAATGATTTTTTGTGATCTTCTTTTTCCATATTAAATCTCACTTAAGCTTAAATCCATTAAATAATCGAAAATTTCATTTAAATCATTTTCATTAGTATACTTCGCATTTGCAATTATATTCTGTAATAATGCAGCAAATACGTTAGAAATAATTAAATAATTAAAATAGCCTAAAGAAGCTATTACTAAAGCATAATACTCTTTCGTAGCTTCATCATCAAGGCCTAAGAAAGTTTCTTCTATATTATCTATTGATAAAATATTGTCAACTATTTCTTTAATCATACCATTTTCGCATTTACATGGTCAACAAGACCAATTCGTTTAGCTTCAGATGCAGACATATAATTATCGAATGAAGTAAGTTGCTTAAGTTCGTCGATTGTTTTATTTGTCTGTTTCTTAAAAATCTTGTTCATACAGTCAGTCCAAACCTGGAGTTCATGCTGAATAATCTGAATATCCTGGAGTTTACCACCAGTAGCTTCAATACCAGCCTGATGAATCATAATTCTCGAAGACGGGAATGCATAACGATTACCAATAGAACCACTTGCAAGAATAACGGAGGCCATAGAAGAACAAGAACCCATGCAAATTGTATTAATAACAATACCCTTTGACTTAAGCTTATTCATACAGTCGATTACTGCAAAACCAGCATCACATTCACCACCAGGAGAAGAAATATAAATTGTAATCGGATTCTTAGAACCGTCATCATAGAAGGAAAGCTTCTGAATGACATGAATCATATTTTCCCATGTAATTGGGCCAATAATAAAGATAACACGATTTACTTCAAAATAGTTATTACGAACAATATCAAAATAATTACCGAGTTCACCAAGATTTACGGGCTGAGGTTCATTTGGATCTTGCTGCTGAGTTTCATCAGTTTCAGGTGCATCGACCTCAACATTATTAAGTTTCTTTTCTATATTAGATTGCTGCTTTGTGTCGTTTAAAAACATCTATATACCTTTCATTATTTTTGTTTAATGTGTAAGTTACTGCTTGTTTTGGCAAATCAAATTCATCATCGTCAACAGGGATAATGTTTTCAGACTTAAACAAAACATTGCCGTATTGAATAACCGAATCTACTCCGCAATATTTAGTAATCTTGAAACGCTTTAAAACCTGGTTAAACCTAAATATTCCAAAGCCATTTTCAACTGATACACAAGTATATTTATTACCATTTAATGCATCGTATGTATGTCCAATTTCGAAACTCATACAAGCTTATTCTTTCCTAAAAATGTGTTAATCTTCTTGCTAAGTTCATCGTTTTTATTAACAATTACTTTCATCTCTTCTTCATTATAAGAGTCATAATTCTTAACAAAAACCTTGGCATAATCTTCGAAGTGCTCATGCACATCTTCCAAGACTGACGCATAGACAGTCTTAACCATGTTCAGGGGCGTTATCTCTTTCTGATTCATTACAATATTCATTTATTAGTGTTTCCAATTGATTTTTAAAGTTAGACGAATTTTCAAAGTCTGGTAAGATGGTAATGACATAAGCATACCAAGTATACAAGTCTTTGAAATGTTTAAGATTTTCAGAAACCTTAGCAGCTTGATCGATTACATCTTTCAAAGCTTTCATTTTCTTTGGATCATTCATAATCGACAGCATATCCTTGTCTCTCTTAAAAAGAGGTGGCATGCTAAACTGTTTCGGTTTCTTCATGTTGTTCTCCACCGTTGTCATTAATATGGAAAGTGTCACATAATTCTGTTAAGGCAGAACCCATGAAATCTTCATTTATTTCCACATTTCCGGCTTGTGTATTTTTTATTTTGTCATATACTTCGAAAACTTTCTTTTCGATAATACCTGACAGTGTAGAGTTCAATGGTTGACAATAACAAAGTCCCCTATTATTATTTGGGTTCTTCGGATATTGTATAAAGCGTTTATTGTTTCGCTCAATAAGCTCAAGACCAGTAATAAGTAATCCGCCTTTAAATGCTACTTGTGCTAAACCAACAACGCCATTTTTGAGCTTGAATTTTAACGGGTGAACTCTTACATTAGATATTGTAAGCATAGTCACCTCATTCTAAGTCTTTTAAATCTGCATCCGGGAATGTCTTAGCATACTGTAACAATTCATATCTAGCCAAGTCAAATTCCTTAATATCGCGAATACAATTTTCTGTTACGATTTCAAGAACTACAGTAAAAACATTTTTTACTTCTGGACGAGTTTCCGCATCGATAAACTTAATCATTATATCAACAATTTCTTGCGGAACATGATGAACATAGGTACATTCATTCATCTCGTCAACCCAGTTCTTACGAAAATCTGTTAAATAAAAAATAGCTTTACCTAAATCAGTACCTGGAGTGTGCTTATAAAGATATCGTGCACAATACTTCCATACGTTACCAAGATCAAAATTTAAATAACGAGCAACTTCAATAGGTTCAATATTTACTGCATTATCACAATAGTGTGTAGGCTTAATTGCTGTTCTAACTACATTTTCGGAACTCATAATCTATCCTCTTCAGTTAGTGCACTAAGAATATTTTCTTGCAATTCTTTTTCTTTTTGTGCACGCATTACCATTTCTAAATCTTTATCATATTCTTCTTTTCTTTGCTTGTTATTTTCTAAAGCCTGTGTAATTCTGATAGGTAAAAAGATTGCAAAGAAATAACCAGCAATAATACCAATATATGGTAAAATTTTTGTTAAAAAGAAAAATAAAGCATTTTGAATACTCTCGCCGAATAGGCCGCAAATGCCTATTATAAAAGAGTAAACAAAAATGCTTATACCTATAATTATTTTAGTTGAGCGCTTCATCGTCTTCCAAAATCGCTTCGACTGCGGTATCAGGGATCATAAAATACTGTTCTTTTACGATCTTGCCATCAGCCTGTTTTACTGGAATGTTAAGTGCAATCTTCTTTACGCTTGCAAATGCGACAGTATCACCAACTTGTGCTTGACAAGGAACTTGCTTACGGAGCTTGAAATTATAACGACCCGGGCCAGTCATAATAACCTTACCAGTAACAATACTGCTATCTGCATTATATTCAGGACAATAAATCTTATTACCTGACTTCTTTTCGGTATTAGATTCCATCTTCAACAAGATGTAGTTTTCAAGCATCTTCTTAATACCGATTGTTTTACCATCTTCTTCTTCAAGAACTAACATACATTCACCTGCACTGAGTTTAAAATATTTCTTCTTTTCTGTTGTACCTGCTTTCTTAGTTGTAACTTCGATAGGGATGGCAACACCTGGATTATAAATAACAAAATCATTTTTCTTTACAAAAAATGGAATCTT